CTCTGGATAAAGATATCCTGAGAGAGGTAAATTGAGGAATTAATTATGGCAACAGAAATTTTACTCAACGACGGTGGCGCCCCGGCGCGTATTCTGCCTTTCACGGCAGGAGAAGCGACCACGGCAGGCCACCTAGTCTGTGCTTCTGGCGGTACTGCTGGCGAAGTAATGATGGCCCTTTCCGGCTCAAGTGACGGAATCGGTTTCATGTTCGTTGACACCGCTGCTAGCGGCAACATGGGAAGCGTAATAACTGGTAAAGGCGTTATACTAAATTTGGCATGTACAGGAGCGGTAGCCGCAGGTGATTCACTCACCGCAGGGGCGACCGCTGCTGCACTTGGTACTGGATATCTTCAGGCCCAAGCTGGTACAGATACGGTATACGCAGTTGCACTAGGTGCGCTAGCATCAGGCACTGGCTACGTGAAGGCCATCACACTTTAAGGAGATTGAAATATGGTAACAGTTAGTGAAACCCCCGGTTTGCTTACGTCACTTAACACAGGCTCCGCTGATGGTGGACTTGGAGAGCGTGTTCTTATTGATTATAAGGACGCGATTATGGATTATAAGGTCACAGACCTTCCAGCTCTTCAGTTCTTCATGGAACCTATGTCTACAGAGACAGGCGGTAATATTGATATTACTTTTGCACGACCCAGCATGAAGCTGGAACAGATTGAAGAAGGGAACACCCCTAAGTACCAACACACCAAGCTACGCTCAGAGCGAGTTACAGTTAGGGAGTGGGGTATTGCAGTAGGTGTAACCCGCAGGATGATTGAAGATTCAAGGTTTAATGAAGTTGAGATGGCTCTTAATGAGTCTCGACGCGCCGTAGACAGACACATGACGAATCACGTTATGAAAGTTATCTTCGGAGCAAGTGCAATTGACTCGACCTTTGATACAATAATAATCGGAACAGGTACCTCAGAAACCGCCATCACGACGTTCTCGTCGAACATCTACAGTGGTTTCTTTGGGGCTTCTATGACCACAGGGTCTGTTGACGCTACAGGTTCAAGGCTAAACTCGTATGGAGACGAATCCGCTACACGGTTGATTCGTAACTCGTATGTAGCAGCAGCTGGCGGAACGGCTGGACAGATTGCTTTGTCGGATATCACAGATGGTATTGACAGGATTGCAGCGCACGGATATAATGCGTCGCACTTGTTTATTTCACCTGCTCACTACAAAGCTTTGCTTGACTTAGGTGACTTCACAACTGCTTTCTATACTGGCTATGGTGGCACCCCTGCCACTGGTGGCGCAGGAGCTCCAACTACAGCTTTGAATTTGAATAACCAATTGGCTTCACTTTCAGAGAATGGTGGAGTAATTGGAAAACTGTACGGCCTAACAGTCGTAATGAACGCGTGGGTTCCATCCACTCGTTTCGGTATTTTCGATTTGAGCGTTAAGCCCGCAGTATATGTTGAGAGACGTCCTCTGACGGTAGAAGAGGCAAACCCCGGTTTCGGGATTGTCGGTTCTTACATGTCTATGAGGTACGGTATGAAGGTGGTCCGGCCAGAAACTGGATGTATCTTTATCAACACTTCTGACGATTAGATAGGCTGAAAGGTTAACGGGCTTGGAGGGAGCCCCTAATCCCTCCAACGAGACTTACGTTAGTTCGGAGAAGATTGAATGGGTTTTATTAATAATGCATATAGATATTTAGTTGGGGCCTCTGCTGGTGCCGGAGCTAATATACAAAGTAAAGTAAATGCTGGAGGTTCAGCTTATTCATGGGGATTAAAAGTAGGAGGATTATCAACTTCTAAAACTGACGTAGACGATGGTGAGTCCGTAAGATTTACTGGAAGTAATGGTCTTTCAGCTACACGTACTGACCGAGTGGTTGAACTTGGAGCCAATGGTTGGGTTACACAATCTGGTTCTCTTTTAGTATCCAAAGGCACAAATGAAGTGGAGGAGCTTACTCAAGGAACGAATGATTATTTTTTAAGAGTAAAGACAGAAGACCCTCTTGGAATGGCATGGGAAGAAGTTGCATCCGATAATTATTATGCTGATTCTTTAGCTTTTACTACAGGTGATGGTACTTTAACTATAGGAAGAACTTCTCCTTTAGCAGACCTAACCACTAGTTTAGATGGTAGATATTTAACGTCTCAATATTCTCAAGCAGGTGCGGCTGGATATGTGGGGCATTTCGCTAATAGTACTAAGATAACTGGAACATCAGATTTTCAATACGATGGTACCACACTTACAGCAGTGGGTTCTCATGTTAATAGTGTAAGGAGTGTAACTTCTTCGGCAGCTCCTGTTCCCGATTTAATGTTAGATTCAGATTATCATCTACATATTATAAATATACAAGACCCCGGAGTAGCACAAGCGGTTACATTACCTGCTGCTACATTAGGTAAAGAACTCACAATAACTACATATGGCAGTACTCCAGTTCATGGTGGAACTAATACTATAACTCTTTCACCCAATGGTGGCGATAATATAAATACTACTTTAGCTTCTACTGTATTAAGTTCTAATGGTAATAACAATTATGACATTTTTAAATTCATATGCGTAGCTGCTAATACATGGGCAGGAGCTAAAATGGACGCTGTATCATGACGCAATCTTTAAATACTACTGGAGGCATACTTTAAATATGAAGCCTTTAGAGCGCGACGAACTCCTGATTCGCATGGATGAGCGCGTTAAAACTGTCTTCAATAAGATGGAGGAATTTGACAATATGTTCACAAACCACCTCCATCACCATGAAATGTGGGAGAATGATATGAAGACTCAACTCCGTTGGGGTTTGGGTATTATGGCTACCATCATAGGTGGTATAATAGCAGCAATGAGGTATATGTAAATGGCATTAGATATAACTTGGAATAACACCTTTCGCACAAGAGTACGCTTATTAGCAGGAATTGAGCCTGAGGAAATAGACAATGATACACTGGATACATTAAGTAATATTTCTTCGGAGTGGTTTGAGGAGAATACAGGACTTAGTTTTACTCTTAATGGTAATAATACTTATGATAATGCCGTAATGTATTATACTTGTTATTTAGCTTCATTAGCTCAGAATGGTGTAGGTATTGATAGGATAGCGGTAGGAGATTTACAGGTTTATTACGATTCTAAAGATTATATTCATTTTGAAGAAATGGCTAATCAATATTTAATGATGAAGTTGGGACTGAGCATCAAGACTACTACTTACAATGCTTCTCCAAACATTGGACCTGTCAAATGGAAGAAGAATGTTCGTGGAGATGATGGAACGCTTGTGATGTATCCCAGACCAAGGGGTATGAGCTATGACAATTAATAAAGCTGGTGTAAAACCCGGACATATTAATATGGGGCGTATTATACGCAATTTAAGTCATGTTACAGACCAAAGTAGGAAAATGACTTATCATAGACCCCCTATTTATGGAAAAGATAATTATGGAGTAGAAACTACTTCTCAAAGCACATCAGAGATTATATTACCTAATTTACCAGCTTTAATGAGACCTGCATTAACTAAGAGTTATAGATTAGAACGTCAAGGAGCTAATATTATAGGGGCAGCAATGGTCTATACTGAGAACCTTAAAACCATCAAAGGTTTTGCTAATTTTGACCAAGATAATAACGAAAACTTTAATGAAATAGAAGGTTGGGATAGATTTATTGATATAGACCGTCATATATATACTATTCCTACCGATGTCACTGGCGCAACATGGAGTGGAACCGATTGGACATTTTCGAGTGATGGAGAGAAAATGATAGCCGTTCATGGAGGTTCTTCTTTATCAGGAAGTTTTGTTTATACTTTAGCGGGCACTAATACGCTAGAAGCGGACAGGATTACTTTTAAAATAAAGGCTAGTGGTAGCGAACCCAGATTAGTTAAGTTCGTATTAAATCATGGAGTTGATTTAACTTATACCCCTTCTTCTTCTTTAACTATACCTTCTGGAAATTGGCTTACTGTTGACCTTCCTTTTAAATCTGGAGTTGCAGGAAAAACGGGACCTGAGAGTAGAACAGGTAATCTTAGTGGTTCTAGTATTTATAAAACTGGAGTAAGATATCCAGTGGATGTAGTATCGGGCGCGTCATTTGATTTTGAAGCTGATTTTGATAGTTTTACATTAACAACTTCAGGCGCAGCAGCAGCACAAACTATCTATATAAAGGATATAAATTATAATAAAACTATTTCGTGGCACGTTCATTCTCTTAAAGAATATAATACTGATTATATGGTATTTAATTGCGTGCGCGTGAAGGGTAAGCGCGATTCACGCAGGAGGTCTTATGCCTGACCACATTAATAATATAGAACGTACTCTTATAGATAATATGCGTAATGGTAGGTATAATAATAACGACGGTATAGCTTCAGGCTCTGCTTGGGCAAGTGGTACCGTGAATGTCTTTGGTCAATATCCAGAACCCGAAGATAAGAAATATCCCTGTATCATAATAGCGCAATCTGCTAATGGGCTTGATGAGCAATTTATGGGACAGGCTATAGAAGGGCCTTCTACAGAAGACATTGGAGAGATGTACGGTATAGGCTTTAATGTGCATTTGACGGTTGATGGAGATTCTACTATAACCGTTGATGGAGAAGGGTATAAACAGCGCCGATTAATTAATTATTTAATGCTTGGTTGTGCTAATGTTTTAATGGATACAGATTTTTCTGGAACTGATACTGAAGTGGTGGAACGACATTTTACAGGTTGGACTCAGATAGGATATTCGCAGGAAAGAGAAGTATGGGGCTCTACCTGTTCCTATGTTATGACTTTTAAGAACAGTAGGTAGAATGGCAACGTTTCAGGAAATGAAAGATGCGGATGTTCAGCATGTAGATGTAAGAGGTTCAAGGCTTGGTGGTGGTGGAACTGGTGGAGAACGTACTCTTTCGTTTGCCTTTTTTAGAAGATATAATATAGCTACTCAAAACTGGGCTCTTCAATTTGTTAGAGGGGGTCCTCAAAAACTAGGAGGGGAATGGGTTTTTGCTCCGGGCGATACAGGAGGAGATATAGGAAAACGAATGGCGGCTTGGAATCAAATTGAAGCAGCAAGGATGCCCGGACGCCCTAAAGCTATGTGGTGGGGAGAACCAAATGATAATGTCATTGATAGTAAATGGCATAAAAATTTGGGTACTCCTCTTAAACTAGCAACTCGTAAAGCGGGTTTTGAATTAGCAGAAGATGTTATAGGAACCCCAGATACTGTTAGTGCAGAACTTCAAACTACAAGACCAAATAGTGTATGGGAAGAAATTAAAACAGAGTTCTTTATGGAAGCTGCGTTAGAAGAATTAGGTGGGCGAGACCTTACACAGTTGTCCAAAGAAAGAACTGGAGACTTTGAAAATTTTGTTGCTATGATGAATAATAAAGGTTTAGATTTCGCTAGATATAGTGAATATGAGACAGCGGAAATGGAAGAGTTTTTAGATTTAATGGAAGCTGCATGGGACCATGCAGGTGGAAAGGATATGGGAGATTGGAGTGGGGTAGCTGGTCGAGAACAGACCTCTGATGCTACAGGTAAGTTTTTCTTGCATGGTTTAGACGGTAGGATAAGCGAACTTCAAGCTGAAACAGGAGCTGACCCCGGTAGTGCAGAAGCAGGGGATATTATTAGGCAGGCATTTGCCGAGGAAGCTATTCGTAATTTGGATGACGTTAATGCTTATATTCAATCTAAATATCAAGGTGATTTGGTACAGACTATTTATTCGGAAACGCCTGAAAAGAAGAGTAAAGAACAACCACTTGAAAGTTTATCTTATTATGCTAAACAACTAGCAGATAGGGCTCTCGTTATGTCTGTATGGGAAACTTTTTCAGAATTAGGCAATGGTACATATGATTACTATATGCCTATCCCCAGTAAATCTACTTTAGGTTTTCAAGAGAGTTCTTGGATGGGACTTGTTAGAATTACTCCTGATGTCACAATGGAAACTCAGTATGACCAACATGGAAATGCGGACCAGCAATACCCAGTATTAACTAGAATAGATGCTCAAGCTGATGCTATTTATGTAGGAAGGAGTGGCGTTGGAAAGACAGGAGGTATGCCTATTAATGCTATACTTAATTATTTACAAATGAGTGGTAAACTTGATGCTGAACAAGTGTCTAGAATCTGTGCGCGTGTAAGTAGTAGAACAGCTGAACATATAATGGCCCAAGAATCCTCTGCTCTTGTAGGAGGAATGATGACGGCCCAGTTGTCTGATACGACTGCTTTGGAATATTTAGATTCTATGGTAAATATAAAACATATGGTGGAATTATCTTCTACTCAAGAAATGGCAGATAATATAAGAGACCAGTTTGAACAATTTGGACAAGGTCTTCAGGGAAAGTTAGGTCAATGGTATGAAACTCAAATTGACCGCTCTAATCGACTGGCTCGTGATTGGAGAACTTTAGGTAGGCTCTGGTGGGGAGCTAGGCAAAATTTTAGGGCAGCGGCCAAAAAATCTGGCGTTAATGTACCATCTTCAAAAGAATCTTCAATGTTCCGAGATGATACAGGAGGAGGAGGTGGAACAATTGGAAATGTAATGAATAGGTCGGGACAAGGACGATTAATAGGTACACCTTTCTTTTTATCTACTGGCCCTTTTAACCCAAAACAATGGGATGCAAAACGAGGGACATCAGCAGAACTTATTTCACCCCAAACAATAGCAGGTGGAGGAACAGCGGTACAAAGAGCTTCAGACCCAGCATGGAAGACAAGCGTAGGTCAGGGGGCGATGGGGTGGAGTGGTGTTGAGGATGCACCTATTCGTTTTGGTGCACAATCTTGGGAACAATACGAAGGTGGTTCAGATGCAGCGGCGGATGCGCGTCTATCTGCTAGACAAGCTCGTTTAGGAGTAGGACCGGGCTACTGAAACAGGGTAAGCTTTATATAGGCCTTAAGTATATATTCTTTAGTATAGAGTGAAGTGTAACGAAAGTCTAGACAAAAGGAGAAGAAAATGGTATATTTCCTAGGAAGAGATGTAAATGTCTTTTTATCAACTGAGTCCGTGGTGGCTAATGACGCTGTTGGAGCGTCAGGAAACCTACAACGCAAGCTTACAGATTCACAAACAGGGTCAACTAACGAAGCCCTTGGAATCTATATGTTTGCCCCTAGTATGGTTTCAAACGCTGTGATTTCAGGTGGTAGAGTAAAAGACGTGACAGGTGTGGACCTGTCTATTGGGGTATCTGACACAGATGTAGGACCTTATTTTGGTCAGATAACGACCCAAAAGATTGAACTTCGTAAAGAACATACTGTTTCCCTTACAAGAAAGAAAAGTAATCCGGGCTGGGATTTATTATTCAACGGCCCTTGCTTAGGCACATCGTACGATTTAACTAACGGAAATGCTAAGGATGCTGCGTATATGGGACCTCGATGGGGTCTTGTAAATCAGTCTGGTTCAGCTACTGATGGCCTTATGGCCATTGGTAACGGTAACTACAATCCTAAGTTCCCTCCCGCAGTTACAGGAAGTAGCTCCTGTTTCGGATACCGTGTACACGTTCAACTAAAGGGCGGCGCAGAGATATATACAGTTAGAAATGCTGTTGTCACTGGCCACACCGTTAGTATTAATGCAGATGGTACACAGGAAGAAACATTAGAGTTATTCAGTAATGTTGCGCCTAGAATGGCGACAGGCACTAGCTTTAACGCTACTCAGACACTACAAACGGAGATGTAGATTATGGTATATATAACAGGAAAAGATGTAGATGTGTTTATCACAACAGAAGACACGGATGGACCCGCTTTTGTATTCTCATTATCTGGAGCAGCTGCGGCATTATCGCTCAGCGCTACAGACCCCGATATAATCACAAATCCCGCAAAGAAGCTCTTTGCTTCTAATCTATCGGGAACCTTAGCATCAACTGCTTCGGGACAGATAGACCTTACTGGGGTGGATTTGAGTATTGGTGCTACGGATGAAGATATTACTTATATAGGATTCAGACAAGTTACGAAAGCAGAAATAAAGAAAGAAACTACGGTTTCATTAACACGCAAGAAGCAGGATACCCTGTGGGACTTAGTTTTTAACTCAGCTCGCTATGGGTGTACAGGTTCTTCACCCGCGGTTTTACCCGGATTAGAGGAGCCCACTGTGCAACACGGATATAGAGTCCATGTACAACTGAAGGATGGTACGGAATGTATTTCTGTCCCCAACGCTTGTATTACGGGACACACTGTATCAGTAGCCGTTGATGGAACTGCTGACGAGACATTGGAGTTCATGAGTTATGTAACTCCGAAAATAGCGCCAAGCGCTGCGGAGAATGTTGCAGCAACGCTAAGCCCTGCACTCTGAGACGGGGATAAATTCCCCGTTCATTGTTAATGAGGTGATGAAATGGTAAAAGAAGAAAAAGAAGAAAAAGAAGAAAAAACAAATGTATGGTCGATTGATGAACTGGTTGCGCTTACTGATGAAGTAGCAACTGGAGAAGTAGAGTATAGAGGAAAATGTCTAAATTTTCAATATTGTGAACTTACGGAGTCGGAAGAACCTAAGTTTGGAAAGGTATCAGATAAGATATCTGAAGATGAGAAATTTGACTTATACGCTAAGTTAGGCGGTCAGAGAGTTTTAGGAATGATTCTTAAAGCTAATGATAAGAACCCTGAAGGAGCTACTATAACTAAAGATAGCTGGCCCCTTCTACCCACAACTCTTAGATATATGATTTCTAATGAGATTATGGGTGTTCAAGGAGAAGTGGCTGAAAATTTTCAACCCTGATGCTGGAATCGCCTGAAGCGGTACTACTATATGTTCCTCTCATGACTGAAGTAGGAATGAGTTGGAAAGAAATTAAAGAGACGCCTAGATGGGAATTAAATGGCATCCTGAGTGCATACTATGAATATAAACAGTTACACTCTATGGATGGATATACAGATTCACATATTAATGACATGGCGAAACACGACCCTACAGTAAGGGCCAAATGGAACGAATATCAACAAACAAAAAGAAAATATGAAGAGCTAGCGGGCATGAAACGAAAACCCGTTTCTTTTTCAGATTTGATGTGATATAATGGGTTTTACAGGAGACGTATTCGCTGCAAGGGTAGCCATTGGCTTGGCTATGCCATCGCCCTCCTCCCTCAGTAAGAGTGGAGCCCTTATCGCAGGTTTCGCCAAAGGGATGTATAATAGAATGAATGCGGCTGGACAACAGGCTGCAAAACAACGTCTTTCTAATGCTGAAGCAAATTTAAACGAAACTAAATCTAAAATTGAATCTTTTGATAGTGCGATAGGAGCACGCATACAAGCTAGTGCTAAAAAATCCGTAGACCAGACACGTAAGATAACTGGAGGTTCTTTTGCCGAAAGTGGTAGGGAAATGTCAAATTTCCGCAAAGGTATCTCACGTCAAGCTCCTGAAATAGAAGTTAAGTTATTTAAGAACGTTGGAGAACACATGTCTCAAGCTCAGAAATATGAGCAGATGGTTCAAAACTTTTTTGAGATGAATGAAAAGGAAAGAGAAGCTGTAATGAATCTCCTTAAAGACCGAGAACTTGCTTCAAAGGCACGATTGGATGAAGCGAAAGCTGCTCGTGATGGAAGTGAAGAGAAGGAGCGGGAATATCAAACAGCTAAATATTTACATGGCCAACGAAAGAAGGAACGAGGAGAATTTCTTAAATACGCCCGAGATAGAAAAAACGTTCAAGGTACTATAGATAAAGAAAAACATGACCTGTTACAACAAGAAAAAGAAGACAAAATGGAAGTAGTGGACGCTACAAATGCATACAACGACTCATTAGCAAAATCAGAAGAGGTTAGTCGCAGATTAGAACAGATATCTCAACAAATGGTGTATGCTATTAAGACAGAGTTTGTTTCTGGGTTGAGGGAAGCTGTTTCTGCTCTGACTGCTTTTTATTATAAACTTAATCAGAACACACAGGAACTTATACTCTTTGAACGCGAATTGATGAATGCAAATTCGGTATTCGGTCTAACTCGCAGTGAAATGTTCGAGACTGGAAATGTAGTGACTGAGTTCGGACAGAAGTTCGGTATGGAAATGCAAAATGGTGCACAAGGTCTTTATCAGCTAGCTTCAGCTGGTGTAACGGCGAATGAAGCTCTATCAATCCTTCCCGAGACTTTGAAACTCTCGATGGCGGTTCAGGGAGACCATAACACTATATCAAAGCTTACGGCTCAGACTTTGTTTGGTTTTGAAATGGAAATGAGCCAAGCAGCGGAAATAACAGATAAGTTCGCACATGCTATCCAGAAGTCTCTTATTGAGTATCAAGATTTAAGCAGTGCTGTTAAATTCGCATTGCCCTTCTTTACTACTACGGGGCAAAGTATAGACCAGCTACTTGGAGCCCTCTCTGTATTGACTAATAGAGCCCTAGAAGCGGGTATTGCAGGGCGTGGTCTTAGGCAGGGCTTAGCAGAGCTTGCTGAGAGCATTGGAGACAATACAGCGCGTTTCCGTGAGTTTGGTGTTGAGGTAGTAGATTCTCAAGGTAACATGCTTCAGTTGACTGAGATAGCGGCTAATTTCGCAAAGGTACTGGAAGCTGGTGTAATTAATGATACAGAGCTGCTTACTTCTCTGATTGAGGATTTGAATGTTCGTGGTGCGACGGCCTTCGTTCACTTGGTTCAGGCGAGCGATGAATTTACAGAAGCAGTATCTGATTCAGAAAGTGCTGCTGGTGAATTAGATGAGATGGTTAGGATTCAGAATGAATCTTTAGGGGCCCAGATTCAAATTTTAAAGAATAATGTCTCAGCTATATTTTTAATGAGAGATGCCACTTATGAAGGAACGGATTATATGAATGCCTTCCATGAAGCGGTAAGTAAGGGTGTTGCTTCTTTAAAAGACCTTCTGGTACAGGGAGAAGAAGGGTCTATGACTCTAACTGTTCTGGGTCAACAGATTCAAGATATAGCTGTGAGAGGTATAGGGGTTCTAGCAGACCTTCTCAAAGAAGTTATTGCGCTGGTAAAAGATTTTACTGAAGCTGGCTTCTTAAATTTACAATTATTGGAAATATATGTTATACCATTGAAGATAGTGCTGGGTATACTTCAGTTTTTAGGACCCGAACTCACCCGACTGATTATTTCATTTCATATTTTAAATAAAGTACTTCCTATCTTAACTATAGCGCAAGCAGCGATGAACATGGCTACTACGATGGCTATAGGACTCAACGCAATTGAAATCTCCCAAAACGCAGTAATGACTGGCCAACAAGGACTTATGCTGACTTTGATGGAAGCAAATATCTGGTTAAAGTTTAAACAAAATGTATTATGGGAAATTGAATTTTGGCTGATGTATAAACGTATAGCTTTAGAAGTATGGTGGCAGTTCCTCAGCCTTAAAGACGTTGGAATAATGTTACTTAAAATTGCTCTATTCCCTATTTGGATAGGTTGGTTGATTTTAGAACAAATATATGTTTATGCGGGAACTATAGCATGGGCTCTATTTTGGATAGCTGCAACAGGAGGTATTATACTTTTAATTGCGGGCTTTGCTATATTCCTTAAAACAATATGGGATATGACGGATGGTATGCAGGGACTTACCATGTTCTTTGACCATTTCAAGAATCTGATTTTCTGGATAGGAAGGGCTTATGCTGATTTATGGATTGGTATGGCAGAATATATTTGGGACTATCTAGATGGACCAGCAGCTGCGCTAGGTCAGTTCTTTGACCATCTTTTCAAGATGTTTGCTTATTATAAAGATAATTTAGATGATTTTGTTTCAGATGCAAAGAAATTACTAGGTTTAGCTGAAGGAGGTCATGTATATGCTATGGGAAGAGCAAGTGGAGGTCAAATAGGTAGAGGAGGTCCTTATATGGTAGGAGAAAAAGGACCAGAACTATTCGTACCTCATCAAAGTGGGAGGATAGTTCCTAACAAAGCTTTAAATACTGATGGCACCAAGAAGTTATTACAGAGAAGCATAATGCAGGGTGGTCCCGTACCTGTTCAGATTATGGGCGGAGAGATTGGCCACGTAGCTGTTAAAAACTTTAATGCTGGTCGTTCTTTACTAAAAAAGGCTAAGATGAAACTGGATATATTATGAGGAATGAAATATGAAACTAAAAGATAATAGATTTTACAGACGCATGAACATAGATAAGGCTATAGGTATATATCCACAGTTTAAGGACTTTTCAGGGGTAAAAGATGAATATGTTACCCTTAAAGGAGGAATAGGGGCAACTTCCTATATTTTATCAGGCTCTACTCCATCTACTCCTGTTTTTGGCCGCGGAGAACTTTCTAATGGATATTTACGATGTTTGGCTAGCAGTGCTACTTTATCTAATGCTGGTACGATACCTAATTTAGAAATTTATAAGGTAAAAGATAATATCCCTATAACAGAAGGAAGTATGCCTTTTACTACTGGAACTGATGGCACTTATACTGCTGGAGAAGACCTTTATGTAGCTGGAGTTTATATGGATGGAGACTCTATATGGTTAGAAGAGAATTTTGATGGCTCTGATAAGTCCTTAGGAGAAGTTATACCAATCCGTACAGTTGGTACATCTACCGTTACTTTTGAAGATGCTTATATGGATATAGGGGATGCAAAGAAGTCAATCTTTGTTGGAGGAGGTAAGTTTCCTTTTGGGGGTAATAAAACGGATAATTTGAGAGATTATTTCTCTGACCCCGGAAATACAGATAGGATTCCTATTAAACCTAAGAACCCTAAAAGATTTAGAGGACAGTGGACAGTTCGTATGGACCGTCGAAATAAAAAACAACAGTGGCAGATTTATGCCCCATTTTGGAAGTATAAGGATATAAGAGGGTTCCTTAAATTTTCTAAAGTTCAACCCGTTTCTACCACTATAGAGACTACTGTAGAGGCATCTGCTAATAATACTCTTTTCGATATACTTAAAATGACTCCTAACCAAAGTAATCCCTTTACCTTTGATTCTCAAACTAAACCTCTTATTTATTCAACAATAGAATTAACTTCTGCTAAAAAATCCTCAGGAGGACAGGCATTGCGTATATATCATAATTGGTCTCACGTTTCTGACGTAAGTGACCGAAAGCGTATAGAAGGAATGTTTAGCGCTGGAACTCAACAGGGAGAAACAGATAATCCTTTATATACCCCAGCGGACCCTCAGATAGCTTTGTTAGGTATAAGTAATATACCTCGCCCTGCTATTTTGGATTTAGGATACAATAAAGGTCCTTATTTTTCAATTGATGCAACTGATGGATATGGAGCTGCTAATGATATATCAGCTACTATGCCAGAGATTAATTTTAAATTAAATATATCTAAATTACCACCTAATCCTCTAACTTCTATATCTCTACAAGCATGTACAAAAGCATGGACTTCTAAAACTTATAGTAATGGGACCGATGACTGTTATTATGGTAAAGCTTTTGGACAGCAAACTGTTGACGTAGATGATAATCCTATATATGGTTCCTTCATTTCTATTTCTGGTGCAACTGGCTCAGCTTTTGATAATGACAATCAATATTTAGGAGGAGGTAGAGCTATTGGTGGTGCTGGGAGACAAGGTACAACTCAAATGGGTTGGAGAAATTTTACTTATCAAAGAGGTATAGTATGTGTTTTAGCAACCAGACCACCTGATGATGATGAAAATACCTTAGATAAATATATGAGTGGACTTTATCATGATGATAAAACTTTTGGAGGTCTTCAATTTATGTCTTATTCTAATCCATTTCCTTCTGGGTCAGAATCATCAACTATCGATGACTTAGTTGCGAACAACTATTTCCGATGTATAACTGGCTCATACCAAGGTACTATTCAGAACAGAATGCCTACAGCTCCCGGTGGAGGACCATGGAATAATGAATCAGATGGGTTAGGAGGTACTACTCCTTTAAAGAATGTAGACACACCTAGTGTATGGATTAAACCCATTCCTATAGTACCTAATGTGGATTATTGGGGATATCAAGGTCAAGGAGGACCCGCAGGCCCTATTAACCATGCTAATGATGATGATGCTGATAATTCAGCCCCGTACGGTACAAATTATTCTAATCAAATGCCTTCTTTAGCTAATAATGGGGGACTTATGGCTACTGTGTTTGAGCCTACAGTAATTACTGCGGCTACGAGTGGTGCTAGTGCTGTAGACGCTACTATGAATCGTCTTAAATTACATTATTCTGAAGAACCCGGATACTGGTTCAATACTGCTATTTCTGCTTCTTGTGGATTAGATAGTAGTTTCAATACTGGTGCTGATGGTGTTACTGGAGAAAGTAATAGATTTCCTTATACTACTAAGAATTGGGCTAGAGTGTTGAAAGACTCTTGGTTCAATATGAAACTTGTCTTTAGTCCTTTTACAAGTTGTTCAGCCCAACAATATGATGCTGTGAGTGGAGGTGCTGATGGTGCTACATCAGGTAGTGGCGCTGATGTGGCTACTAGAACAGGAGTTTCTGTAAGAGCATATTTTGATACTGACTTTTCTATAAAGACTGCTCAAACAGCATCTTCTTCAGCTGATTTACTAACAGTGCCCGGAACTACTACTAATTATCCTGCTGAAAAGTTTGTACCTTACGTTAATATACCCATGTTTAATAGAGCACGAGCTAGCCTCAAAGATGCTGGTTTTGCTTTAATAGACCCTGATTATTGGCCTACCTGTATAACATGGTGGTTTATGAATTATAGATGGTGTGGCTCTGTCTCAACACCGTCAGATGGTGAAGAACTTCTATGGGCTGGAGGGGACGACCTTCTTCAACCTGATGGAGGAGATATGGAGATGGAAGCTTATATTGATGAAATCACATTTAAACATTGGAATACTGAAATGGACAATGCTTCAATAGGGAGAGGACCTATTACATCTATGTTGAATATCCAGAATTATAGTGCTGTTACTCCTAAAGCGTTGAATAATACTCAGGATACTGGTAAGGGAACAGGGTTTTTAAATTCAGGATGTTTCACTAACGCTGATACAGGTTATAATTTATTAATAGGTCTAAAAGATAAGGATGATTTACCCTTGAGTTATTTTAAAGAGCATGACGCGTATCCAGCCACTAAGTCTGTTTGGGCTAAAGGTGCGTTTTTCTTAATGAATAATTTTTCAACACAACAATTTAAGAATCTAGACACTTTGTTTCCATCAAATTCTTTTTTAAGTAATGTATCATCTGCTAGTGATACTGCATTGGTAGGTCATGCAATGAATCGTTTAGGAAATCAGTTAGGTCCTAGTTTTCTGAATTATACTGCAACTGGTACTAATATTAACTGGTCAGGAACAACTCTAAGTGGGAGTGCTATGTCTCAAAAAACACGAAGCAACTGTGATGGGGACTGGCCAATTAATGTTGCTGCTAATAGTGGTTCTTCTTTGATGATACTTAGTGGAGCTAATGATTTTTTAAGCGCAGACGGCCTTACTCAAAAAGGATTTATAGGATTGAATATTGGTTCTTTGGGTAATACAAGCGACCCTGAAACAGTATTTACAGCTGGGTCTAGACCTACTCGCGGTGTATATGCATGGGCAAAAAGAGAACATATCTTAGCTTCGGCTAGAATTATAGGAATGCCGCAGGCAACAGGCCCAAATGTAGCAGGTGTTTCTCACGCACAAAATTATCTTACAGTGGATAAACCCGAAATATTCAATGTTGGGGACCCCGAGGAAGAATATATAATTTACAAATATTTTGATTCTTTAACAAGCACTCAATTATCAGGGGCATCAAATGCGTCTGCTCGGGGATTTAGTACTTCTTTAAAATTATCATATGACGAACCTCAGGATGGTGAAACCTTTTTCTTCGACGTAGCAAATATTAATACTGCTGATGACGGCAGTATATTATTAACAGAAGAAAATATAGGTAGTCTATGGATATCTCCTAAGCGATACTGGATTCATGCGGCTTTTGGTGCAGCGGGAGGTGCGGCTGAAAACTATGGAAAACAGTTAAACGTACCTAGAACATATGAAAGTATGGCTATGATAGGAAATAAGGCTGGCGCCTTACCTCCTCCATATGGTACTCAATATATACCTTCTACTTCTCAACTAGGTACTACCTACGATGAATATTTATATACATATGCTACTGGTGAGACAGCAGAGAAGGGTAAATCTGCTGTATATCAGCGTGCTTGGAGTTTAATGCCTGAAAAAGAAGGTTCCGATTTAATATTATCTAAGGAGTATGGACATGGTATTTATAAAGAAGATTCTGGTGAAGGAGGGCAATTGGGTATAGAACCCGCTCTTATAAATACTAGCGCCGACCCCTCAAGATATATAGAGTTTGCTTTAGACAAACTAGTAGAATTAGATAGCCCTGCTTCATCTCAACCTATTCTTTTTAAAATGGGAACTGCTGATGAAATTGATTCTTCAGAGATAACTATTTATGGAGATGATTATACTGGTGTGGCTGATTATAAACCACATCTTATTTGGGAATATAAAGACGAATTACCTGTACTAAGTAAATATGTTGTTCAACCAGCGAGCGATATATTAGATAAAGACTTAAATTTATATGAACTAAGTACAGAGACCCTTAATTCAGTTAAATTCACTTGGGAAGAAGAGGGAGATGATATTTGGTATAGAACTCTCTTTATAGATACAAAGAGCATTAACAATAAATATCACGACGCTATATTACATATACCTTTTAATGAAGCTCCTACTGTTATAGGTTCTGGAGCATCTAATAAGTTATATAAGTATAATAGTAATACTATCAGTAGTAGCACTTTTGCATATTCAGGGACTGAAGGTGCTGGATATATAGCTGATATAGAAGGTCTTGCTGGATATTGTATGAACTTCAATGCTTCAGGAGGTGATGATGGTTATGCAATTATTACACATACTAAGAGTACTTGTATTTCAGGTACCGATTACACAGTTATATTACATACCATACCCGGTTCTTCTGGAGGAGATGCTTCCGAATATATATTTTCGTATGGTGTTTCTGGGGGTACAACAGGAATGGATATAACGATTAATGCAGATGGTAAGGCACAGCTTTATCACTCTGGTACTACTCTAACTGGAACTTCTATAATAAGAAGAGATAGTGAGACCCCTGTAATGATAGCTGCTGTATATCGTAGCGGCTCATCAGATGGAAAGGATTTGAAATTATATGTTGATGGAGGTTTGGAAGATGCATCTGCTGGAATTATTCCTAATGTTACTCTTAGCGCATCTACGGCTATTGCTGGGCAGGATGGAAATAGTGATAATATGTTCTGTGGTAAAGTAGAAGAAGTCGTAGTTTATAATCATGCTTTATGGATAGGAGAAACTGAAAGTGAATTATTATTAAATACAACAGACCTCTCTTATAATACAGATACTTCAAACATTTATCAAAGTAGACTGTTTGCTTATGATTATCATAATATTAGAGGGCGCTCCAATACACAAGTTGCCTGTAGTAATCAAATATCATGGAAGGTGACAAAACCATGAGTTTAACTTGGGCTCCACCCGGCACACAGACAGTTTATACTGAAGTTAGCGGAACCATTACTTTTACGGATGACGATATAAGTGCTGTTTACGTTGATTGGGATGATGGACCATCTAATAAGAAATCCGAAGCCAATTTTCAATGGTATACTACTACAGAACCTGAGACAGAAATAACATTAACACATACATATACAGCCACGGGTCAATATGCTCCGATTGTTCAGGTTATTAATGATAAGGGCATGGCATCTAAATACCATAGATACAGTGCTACAACAGAAGTTACTCCTTCAGTTGTTGATACAGCTATAGGTTTAATAAATATAGCTGATGGAACATCCACTGGCTTACTTAGAACTGAAAACAGAACTGTTCTTTCAGGTATTGATAACGGTATTTTTGAAAAATCAGGTTCTAGAGATTTATATGTAGCGTTAGCGCCTACTGTTCCTATAAGTAGTCTTGATACTATTGTTAGTGGTTCAGGTCTTCAATTAACCGTAAGGGTTTTAGTTGAGGATTATGTTGACCCTACGGTGAGCCTTCTTACAGGAGATACTTTAACAAGTGTTCGAGATTTGTCTGTAAAAATACCAGAGACTACGTGGTCTGGTTCTTTGGGAGGATTAAAAATGAACGACAGTACGTTCCTTGTTAAAAAAGTTCTAAAGGCTACTTTAGATACCTGTAAACCAGTATTATCTGGGGATACAGCAACCACCAATAATGATTTAAATAAATTAAAGGCTTTCTTTTTCACTTCGGGAGCTGCGAATTTCTTTTATCCTATTACATATGTTTCTTTTGGTTGTCCTGTTAAAAAACTAGACGATTCTGATAGACAGGTTTTAATGGATTTTACACAAAGCCGCGCAAAAGCTAGTAATACTATTATAAGTGAATATTTCTTTGATTTAGGAAAATCATGGATTAATCCCCAAGATATATGGGCTGTTAATCCATTTTCTCCAGATTCAGATTTCGACTTTGGTACTGCTTCTACTTTTACTAGCGGGACCGCTACTACAGATACCATAAAAAAAGTAAGATATACTTTCACCCCGCGTCCAGACGGGTTAATAAGTGCTGCTACAGGAGCTATTGATTCCCCTGATGATAGATATCAACAGGCTTTTAATTTATCAGCAGTTACTGGTTGTTCTTGTTGGTATTTTGAGGACGTGGCTTCTTATGACCGTGCTGACCAATTCCTTATTGATGATTTTGGAAGGATAGCAGACCAATATCATCTATTAAGAATGCAGGCTGAACCTAATTCTTCTGCTGATTACCGAAGTGAGCTGGAGGGATTTGCTGGTGTTTACCGTTTATCTCCCCCACCTGATTGGGGTGCCTCTGGTGGAGCGGCGGACCATACTGCGGATGCTGGAAGTGCTGGTCCTACAGCTGTAGCAGGTGCTCCTCAATTACTAACATCTGGTGGAAGTGCGGCTAAATTTTATCAGGATTTAGCAGGAAAATCTAAGTTTACAGATTCCCTCACTAGCGGCTCCTATATAAACTGTACAGCAATAGGTCAGGCTTCTGGAACCAACAATATGGAACTTTTATCAGGGGCCAATGTGGACATGATAGACTACGCCACTGGTACCACAGCGGGATTTAATTATACTAACTTAACAGGAGGGGCTCGAGAAGCTCATGAATATCTCGTTGCTATTAATTCGAGAAAAACCAATAAGATTTTCTTCGAGGCAACTCCTCTTGCTAAAACTTTCACTTCGCTAGCAGGAACAGCTTCTGGAAATAGTACTCAGATTTTAGGGGTTTATTATCTTAAGGTGAATAACAAAGGAACTTTTACTCAGACCTGCGAATGGATGCCTTTAGAGTTTGAAGATACTACCAAAGTACAACAGGAGTTCAGGAACACAACTTCAGGAACATATGACACTCGCTCTGCTTCTTTAGCTAAAAGTGGATATATTACCTTTGATATGCCTGATGATTGGTCTAGTATATCAATGAGCGGACTTACGGGAGGACAGGGTTTGGGAGTTAGTGAAAATCCGAGCATGATATCTATTACAGGTACAAGCCCAGTAGACCCTAGATATGAAATTGAGCTAACAGGTCTAAAGGTCGCTGCGACGGGAGGCGTATTTGGAGCAGGAAGATATGGACGCTCAATAACAATAACAGGAGCACATATAGGAACTCAATTATCAGGAACTTATAGCGGTGATGATATAGGAGTATATAAAACTTTGGCAGTAATTATAAGTAGCAGCGCTAGTAATTGGGTGTCAGGAACTACAGAAATGGCCCCATCAAATGCTTTTACTGTTACAGGAAATCAGGCTGGTTACGGTTTCTGGGTGGCATCAGGAGGAGCTAATGGTTATGATGGAGGAGATTCTTTAACTTTACAAGTGGGTCAGGGTAATAATCAAGGTGCGACATGGAATAGTGGTAATCAGGAAAATTATGCCTTTACAGCTCCCACTAAACACGGACCTTTTATGAATTATGGTATGTGGAATACAGGCGATGACGTTGTAATGAAAATAAGAAACGTAGGAATATATGATGTCTTTGATGGGGCATCTAAAATATGGGTAGCTCTTACTGGAAGTGATTATAGTTCTATATATACCACTGTAGATGCTACGGATAACCTTCCTTTCCCAAATACATATGGTTTTGAAAATATTTCAAACGAAGTTTTACTAGATGCAAGTGGAACATGGAATGATACAGAATATTATCCTTTGAAATTTGTATTATCAGGAACAGATTGGACTAAATTTTATCATCAATCTAACTATTATAGTAGAGGAATATTAATAAATAGTTCAGTAAGTGGTTCAATGCAAAAAAGTGGTGTAGAATTATGGAATATATTACCCGCAGATAATGCCTTTTCTCAAATTATAAAAGAAGTGGATGATAGTGCATTTAATTTATCAAGATTGCCCGTTACTAGTGATGTTTCTTATGCTCGCACAGGTAATTTTTATGAAGTTATTACTATTAAAGGTAAAGTTACCGTAGTTAAAACTGGTATAGGAATACAGGAAATGTCCTTCGCTAGTGTAGCTCTAGGAGACTCATCAGACGCGTCTGCTTTTACTAAATTTGGGTATGAAGGCTCATTATATAATTATTTACATAAAATTAGACGTATAGAAGAGGAAACTGTGCCCGTCTTTTGGGATGAACGACAAAAAGATGGAACTTATGTTAGATTTTGGGGTATAGTTAAAAATGTTAATGAAACGCACGGAGAAGGAGGTCCGCGTTCCCTTCAAAGTTTTGATTTTACGATGGTGGTACAAAAGATTGCTTTGATTGATTCTACTGGTATACTGATGGCAGACCCCATACCACTAGGAGGTATTCAGGATGCGAGAGATTTCGCCTAGAATACTCATAGAGGACACTGAGGTTGATTATATTGATGGTTCTTATAGTGTTAATGGTAATCTTACTGCCGCAGAATTAATATTTGGTATACCTAAACCAGCGGGAGATTATAGAAAGTTATGGAATAGGGAGGTCACTATGTATTTAAATAAATTTGACTCTGTTCCTCTTTTCCGTGGATGGATTAAAAGAGCTGAACAGGACCTTAATAGTATAGAAGTTAGAGCTGAAGACGCAATCGGGTACCTTGTTAGGTCAGGAGGACAAAACCAAGCTAAACTTAATCTTACAGACGATGATAACTTGGATGGTACTACAGCAGGAGGAGCCATGATTAAGGCTATAACCAAGGCAAATTTACAAGATAAGATTAAAACCGACTTTATTGGCAATACATCGCCCCTTATTAATAGCGTCTCTGAACCATTGCGGGGCAGCAAGACTGTGCATGGTATATTAACAGAATTGCTCAGTAAAGCAGTGGATAATAGTGGTACATTACCTAGGCCTAATATAGCACGCCTTATAGATGATGGCACTAATAGTCAACTCATAATAGAGCTTGAGAGCGATATAGACAGTGATACTATAGTGCATACCTATACAGAGCATGATAACATAGTAGCGCTTAATATCATAAATCGTAAAATACCTACTTTTATCACAGTAAATGGTGCAAACGGTGTAACGGCTACATTCAAGCATACAAGCGCCATTACTGCCTTGGATAATAACCCGATGGAGGTAGATAATGACAATTTAACCTCTCCAGCGGCATGTTTGAACTTCGCGCAGAAGCTTTTTAGAGCCAATTTAAAGAATCAGTTTGAATATAGTATAGAAATTACTGAAGGAGCCTACTTAACTGAGAACGATGTTATCAAAATTGTTACGGATGACCCCGATTACAGTGGTAACTACCGTGTTATTGGAAAACAGATAGAATTTACTCCTGATTCTTTCTCAATAGGAATTACTATTAATAGAAAACCACCTACATTGGCGGAATATCTCGAAAGTGAAGATAATTAGCTTCTTGGATTTGCAGAGCCGGGACTTCCAGAAGCACCAATTGTGCCATTTCCTTGACCCGATTGATTGGCTGTAGCGTAGTTTCCGAGGTTTGCTCCACCACCAGTTGACTCAGTGTTTTCAGCGTTAATAGTTCTATAATTAACCGTTCCCGCTATTTGGCGTTCACCTTGTAAAGTAACTACATTATTAAGGCGTCCATCTACACCATTAGCATCAAGACCCATCTTGCGTCCATAGCCTGTTATATCCGTTACCATAGTAAAGTTTATATACTAGCGTACTATATAAAGATATTGTCGAATGCGTTATAGTGGCGCACATGGAATGCTGGATGGAGAATATTCGACGTACTTTGGAGGAATAAATGGCACTTAAAGACGGTATGCAAGGTCGTGAATACGACAAATTTCTCGCTGATGCGAGCGGTAACACAGCAGTCCGCGTTATGACTACGATAGGTTCAGGTTCTGAATCTTTAGCGTATGCTACGGGGGCTTATACAGATATAGGAGCAACAGAACTCGCAGTTAGCGGTTTAAATAATGTGGCTTTAGATGGTAAGATAGGTTCATGGTTTGTATTTAATTCAGGAGCCACGTCTGCCATAACTTATAAAATGTACGCATCTTATATATCTGGAGCTAGTGATTGGACTTTAGCAGACACTGCTGGTGAATGGGACCAAGTAGGTTCTGATATATCTGTTTCAGCTGGTGCCACTAAGCATATACCTTGGCAAAATACATACCGTAACGTTACTTTGACTTCGGTTGCTGGTAGCGGTACTACCTCTGTTACTCACGCTCAACTTTACGCTGTGAACTAGAGATGACTGTTTTCACATGGGACGGCGAAGGTGCTGATGATAATTGGACAACCCCAGATAATTGGAATCAAGATTCGAGTTATCCTCAGACTAATGAAGATAGTGTTATTTTTAATGCTACTTCAGATGATGATTGCACGGTAGATACAACAGTCACAATAGGTATACTAGACATTCAGGATGGGTACGATGGAACTATTACAATGGCTAATAGTTTAACTATAGATGATGCTGGGAGTTATGATGGCACTCTTACAATAACCGACCCTGATGCTGAATTAGATACTGGAGATGAGGACCTAACAGTTAGCGGTTATACAGATATATACGGCACTCTGACACCCGGCGCTTCTACTTGTTATTTTGGATATGGTAATACAGCAAGTGCATCATGGGACTTAGGAGTTCGTGGAACTGGTGTACTTAATGCTGGAACAGGAGACTGGTATACTGGAGGTTTTGGTGCTTATTCTGGTGCTGATGTTACATTAACTACTGGTACTATGTATATAAGTGGAACTACATTTGGACACCTCTGGAGTCCAGACCAATCAGTAGGAAGTTGGGACAATAACGATGGCACAGTCATTATACAAAAAACGGGTACCATAAGAACACATACTAGTGACCCTCTTACAGCAGCCGATAATCAGATTTGCCCCTTTCATACTCTTATTATAAGCGGAGGGGCTGATAGAACCGATGCTCCCGTTGTTACACTAAAGCGTGGATTAAAAATAGATGATGAACTTATAATTAAGAACGGTGTTCTTCAATGGGATACCTATGCTGGTTCTTCTGGTGATGTATGGGCCGTTAATGGAACTGAATTGACAGGCGTCGCTTCTCAATCAGCAGCTATAGTAATGGATGATATGCCTGCTCGGTCTGCATATTATTCTGCTTATACTGGCTCTCCTACTGGGGATGGATTTAATACAGCAGGTAATGCTATCATTTCTGGAGCTACGGCTAAAATGCACGTAGGTAATTGGCATATGGGAACTGATTCTGCTGGTTCTGCTTCTACTGCTAATAAAGCCATTACAGGATTGAATGGAACCCCGTATTTTACCTTTCCTTCAGGAGAGGCGTGTGCAGTATTTTGGGATGAGTCAGACCGTACTAATTATATCCAGATGGCTGATGACGCATCATTAAAACCTGAAACAGCAATGACTCTTTGTGCGTGGATTAAATTAGATGATACTACACAAACTCAACGAGTAATACATAAATATGATGCTAATCAAGGATATCTTCTTTCCATTGATGCAGGGAAAATCTATTGGGAAATATGGATAGAAGAAGATGGTGTTCCAACACGATATGAAAGTTATAGTCACGGAAACATAGTGGCAGATACGTGGACCCATATAGGAATAACATATGATAGTGTAACTGGATATTTGAGAGAATATCAAGATGGGTTAGTTTTAGATACTACTGATTTAGGAACTGCTGGTGATTCTATTGCTACAGGAAGTAAAGTATTTAGATTAGGGAATAGTACTAATAGTTTAAAAGGCTATATGGCAGATGCACGAATTTATAGTGAAGCCAAGGATGGAGATGACTTTGCAGCCCTTGCTGCCACTAACCCGGCAACAAGCGTAACAGCTACTTACCCTGATACTGGTTCTGGTCTTGTGGGCTGGTGGAAATTACAACCTTATCAGATTGTTGATGGTACTGGAAGCGGAGAGATGGATTTTAGTGACTCAAGTACTAATAGTAACACTGGGGTTAATAATGGGACCGTAACCGGATGGGGTGGTCTGTGGTTATATAATCTGGGGAGTTCGGGATACTGTGCTTATACTTATCAGCGGAAGGATATGAGGACGCAGAATACTGTACCACTTGGAGTTGAAGGAAGAGGAAGTACCGTTTATGTACAGAGTCAAGCGACAGATTTGAGTCTAGTTGTGAATGATGGTGCTGCATATAATGGTTTAACTTACTATGAAGCTGGTAAAGCTCTTTCGTTTAACAATTTAAATATATTACCTAGAGTTGGAGGTGGAGTTGGTACTGTACAGTGGGGAGCAAATTCTAATTACTTTTCGGGGTTTATGGACTTAAGTGGAGATTTATTTGTAGCGAGTGGTTCTAAATTGAGAGCACATATAGGAAATCTGGATGGACTCGAAAGAGTAGATTTTCCCACAGGATACTTATACGTTTCTGGTAATGCTCGTCTTTGGGGAGATTTGGATGTTAACCCTACTTCTTATATAACCGCTTTAGCAGATGGTGAAATACCCACTATGCCACAAGTGTATGTAGAAGATTCAATTAATATATACGGAGATGCTCATTACAACGCTACTTCTTATTTAACTATTACTAGGAATAATCCGGGTATGGCTCGAGTGGATGAAACAGCTACCTTTACACATAATAGCGGGACTTATATATATGCTGATAAGGCTGAAGGTGGATGGGGTATGAGTGGTCGAGATTGGAGTGGTTCTAATAGCTTTTATAATTTTATAGTTTCTGGTACGAACCTGTATAGAAGTAATGTTATACTAAACGTAGATAATGATATGACATTAAAAAATTGCACGGCTACTGACCCAAATTATAGACCATATGGAGCTGCTACATATATCGGCGGAGATGTAAATGTAGAAAGTGGATGTGGTTTTGGTAATTGGTATATAGGAACAACGCCGGGATATAATGGAGCTACTTATATTTCGGGTAATCTTAACTTAAATAATGGGGACTTGTATATCACGGACCAAAATAATAAAGACTTTTGGATATATGGTAGTTTATTTAATAGAGGTGGTAATATATATCACGAGGATGGTAGTTAAATGGCTATTATAACATTTAAAGGACACGGCGCCAATATAGTCGGCTCGCTCGGCAGTGGTTCAATGGTTCAGGATATGCCTACCGTCTGGAGCAATCAGTATCCTTTTGCTGATGAAACCAACAAATTAGGATATAGAGCTAATGAAACCGAATGGAATTTTACAGATGCTATAACTGTGGAATTTTGGGCACGAAAAGGACAAACAACTGATTGGCAGGATGCTTCTATATTCTATAAAGCCGGTGCATTTACAGCAAATTTAGGTGCTAATCTGGAATATGGATATCAGTTTAATTTCAGACCTGTTATTAGTACTGCGGAAGTAACTGTGTCAGTACCAGTGAATTGTACAGCAAATCAACACGAAACAATTCATTGTTGTGCTACCTATGATGCAACTACAGTCAAAATGTATATTAACGGGACCTTGGTTTCGTCAAGTACAGCGGCTACTGGCAATATGGATACTACTGCTAATACTATGTATTTTCCGAAAGGAGGAGCTTCATATGCAATGCAAGGTAATTTGTGGGATGGAAGATTATGGAACCGTGTTTTAGAACAACCCGAAATTCAGGCCAATTTTGCTAATCGACCTACTACTACAGGGTCTTTAGTTGATAATAGCGGACTTGTGGGATGGTGGCCTTTAAGAGGAGATTATGATGATATAAGTGGACTTGGATATGATTTGACTGATGGTGGTACTACCGAATGGGGTAGCTCAGGATTTAACTTAAATCAAATCGGCTCGGGCAGCGTGTCGGGTTCTCTGAATGCTGCTGGAGATACAATCGCACAGTTTACTCTTAGTGGTGGTACTTGGAACCTGCGAGATTCTTCTTATGTTGAACTTGATGGGACCTCAGGAGATGAGATTCCTACGTCCAACACAAACGATTTCGAACTTACGGAAAGTCTTTCCATAATGGCGTGGATACGACCTAATGATACTTCAAGTTATAAAGGAATTTTTAGTTGTTGTGATAATTATAGTACGGGCAGGAACGGGTATGTTATGACTGTTCGTAATGGTAAATTAGCTTGGATGTTTGCAGATGCTAGTGGTTATACAGAACAAACAGGTGTTGGTACTATCAATGCAGATGAATGGCAGCACGTTGGTATTACGTGGGATGGAAGTAATGTAAATTCTTATATTAATGGTGTGTTAATCGATACTAAAGCTAATACAAGAGTGCCTACATATGTAGTTGATGATGTAGCAATGATAGGACAAGTGGATAATCAAGGGAACGCTAATGTGTTTGATGGAGGATTATTTGATGTAAGATTGATTGGATATGCTATGAATGCAGACGAAGTAGCTGCGCTTTATGGTGGATGGGCTGACCCACCTGCTATGGGAAAATACTTTGGTGTAGGGAAGGCCAATGGGGGCCATCAAGAGACTGATTCAACAACTATACCAGATATGGGTAATCAAAATACTGATGCTACATTACCGTCTAACCTGTGGGTGAACCCCGATTACTTTATTGGATATCGAGAATCTGTAGGAAACGGTATAGAAACTTATAATCAGTGTTTGAGTGGCACTAAGATGCAAGCTCCACGAGGCAATCTCTTCTGGCGCCAACCTGCATGGAAAATTTTCAACGATAGCGAATTTATA